CTAATACTGAACTTGCTCCACCTTCTGGCGTAGAATACATTCCCCCAGTGCCAACTTGCACACATTGGAATGAAATGAAGCAAGAAAGATGTAGAGCACCGCAAGCTAGAAAAACCGAATTCTGTATTGGCCATTTAAATCAACAGGCTAAAGCAGCTAAGTCTAAAGAATAGGAATATAACATGGCACTAGACCCAAGAGGTGGTTTAAACTCTTACTATCTTATCCAATTGCTTGAGAATCTTTCTCAGCTACAAATTGGCTATGATAATGATGTTGATGATATTAACCAGGACCTAGTGCTTCAGTTTCTTAAAGAAGGTTTTCAAACAATAGTAGATACCGATACTCGCTGGCCTTGGTTTGAATCAAATTATATAACAGCAACCGTAGAAGGTGGTCCAACAGTTGCAAACTTTACAATGACTCAAACATATTCACCTTATGTAACAGTTCCCCAGACTGTTGATATGAATGATATTAAAGAATTAATTAACGTTGTTTCAATTCAAGGTCCAGAAATATATGAAAACTTTGGTGTTGAATTAATTTATATTAGCCAAGACCAAGGCGAAAGATGGTGGGTAGGTTCAACTAACCAAGTTGGGATTCCAGCATACTTCTCACTTTGGGCTAATCAACTTTATCTATGGCCGCGCCCAAATCAAATCTACACTCTATTAGTTAGAGGATATCGTGAACCAGACCTTGATTGGTTATTAGATTCAAGCAACTCAGAATCAACTATGTATGTAGACTTAGACCTTGAACTACAGGCTTGTCTTATAACTTATACAATGTCACGCATCTATCAGTTCCAAGAAGATGCTGAAATGGCAAGAGTTTATAGAGACCAATTTGTTACAAACTTAAAGAACTACCAGGATTACTTAACAGCACCAAGCAGCAATCAACCATTAGTATATTCTGGTGGATTGCAGTTAAGTGCAATTGGCTATGGTTACAACATGCCAGGTATACAAGTGCTTCCAAGTGCAGGAGCAATTCCTAGTGCGGTGGCTTGGTAAACAATGGCTAATATTGCAGTTCAACAGTTATTTGACTTTACTGGTGGGCTTAACTTTCGTGCTGACCAATTTCAGTTAGCACCGAATGAATCACCAGGAATGCTTAATGTTGAAGTTGACCCACGTGGTGGTGTGTTTTCCCGTGCCGGCTATCAAACAAAAAATCCTAGTCCAATAGCATTTACTGGAACATGGAATCCAAAAGGATTATATAATTATAAGTATCCTGCCGCACCACAAATCATGTTAACAACTGGTTATCAAGTAACTGGTCCCTATGATGGTAGAGTTTATGTTTCTTCCGGTGGCAACTTTAGTTATTTAGATAGTGCAGTATCAACTCCATTAGCAGTTAAATCTCCTAATGGTGCTGGCATGGCTCAATGGGAAGATACTCTTTATATTGCTCTTGGAAAAGATGCACCAAATATGTACAAGTGGACTGTTGGTCAAACATATGCAACATCTTTGATTGCATCTGGTCCTACTTGGCAGCCATACCAATTGCCAGTTGGTGGTTATATGCCTCGCGCAGAACACACAGTTGCTCATGCTAATAAGTTATTTGTAGCTAATACAAAAGAATATAATAGTGATGCAACTCCTACACTAACTGCATATCCTAATAGACTACGTTGGTCACATGAAAGTTCACCAGAGAACTGGTTCCAAGATGACTACATTGACATCATTGCAGGTGGAGAAGGAATACGTGCAATTAAAATAGTTGATGGTCAGCTAATGATATTTAAACCAAAAGCTATTTATCTCCTTATGGGCTATGACGCGGACTCATTCCAGTTAGTAGAAGTGTCAACCAACCTTGGTGTTGACACACCACAGCAAGCTGTTGCTGGTAATGGTGGAGTATATTTCTTCGACTGGCCGCAAGGATTGTATTTCTATAATCGTAATGGTATTAATGATATCTTTGAACGCATAAGACCAATCATTATTAACAATGAAGTTAATGCTCAACACACTGACCAAATAACTTTATCTTTTATACGAAATAGAGTATGGATATCATTGCCATATACTGCAACTGAAGTTGGTTCACCTCCAGCATATCCAACTATTAATTTAATATTTGATGCTACTATTGGCAAAGCTGGCGCGTATACAATGTTCCAGTCTGCACCTATGTTATCAGATGATGCAACTCCATTTCTCATACCAGGTTTTGGTTTGGTATCTGGTTGTGACTGGCGAACAGCAGATGACCAACCTTATTATTTAATGATTCATCCAGATGACGACTTTCCTTATGTATATTTTGTTGATGATTATGCAAATACCGATGATGATGTTATTGTTGGTGCAACACCATCGTTAAGCGGAAGATTTAAATCTTATTATCGTACATCATGGTTTGATGATAGAGCATATGTTCAATTAAAAACTTTTATTCGTCCATACTTTGTATTTAAAGATGTTTCAACACCTACGGCAATAACATTAAATCGTTATAGAAACTTTGATGAAACTAATCAAGTAGGTGGAACAAGAACTATTGCTTTAACTGCTACTGCTGCTGGTGGAACTTATTCAGTAGATGGTTCTGGTGGTGTTTATGACACTGCAGTATATGGTTTTAACACTGGTGGTGCCGTAATTAAAAGAAAAGGTGTTGCTCCTTTAGGTAGAGGATTCGCAATACAATTAGAATTCATGGGTCCAGATGATGACACAGACTCAACAGTTTTCCCAGGTAGACAATGGGGATTAAATTCAATCGCTTACAAATTCAAGAGAAGAAAAATTAGGAGTACTTAACAATGGCTACACTTACAATACCATTTCCAAACTTTCAAAATGGTCAACCGATTGTTGCTGCACAACACAACACAAACAACACTGCAATAGCAAACTTTACCAATGGTTTGTCCGCTGGTTCAAACTTTGATAATGGCGCGATAGGAACAGCAGCTATTGCTGGTCAAGCCATAACCACTGCATTGCTTGCAGACGGAAGCATAACTACAATTAAACTTGGGGCATCTTTGAGTTTAACTACACCAGCACTTGGAGTGGCTACTGCAACATCAATTGCTGTATCTGGTAGCGTTTCAGTTGGTACGACAGCTGGTAACTTTTCAGTTGGTACTGTAGCTGGACTATCAACTCCAACAAACGGAGCTTTAGTCCAAGGCAACGTTGTTTACCATATTGAAACAAGTGCTCAGATAGCTAGCTATACTTTAGTATTAGCAGATGATGGAAAAGTGGTTGAATTACTTAATGCATCACCAGTTACTTTAACTGTTCCTCTAAACTCTACTGTAGCATTTCCGATTGGTACGCAAATAACAATCTTACAAACTGGCGCAGGACAAGTAACAATACAACCAACTAGCGGTGTAACCATCAATGCTAACCCTGGATTCAAACTTCGTGCTCAATGGACTGCTGGTACTTTAATTAAAAGAGCCACAAATACTTGGGTACTATTGGGAGACTTGAGCGCGTAATGCCAATCATTGGAATTATCGATGGTAGCGGTGATACCGTTGGCACACCAATAATTGGTACTGCCACAGCTGGTGACACTAGAGCTAATATTAGCTTTACTCCACCAACTGCTATTGGCAAAGGAACTATATCTTATACTGCTGTTTCTTCACCAGGTGGTATTACTGGAACAGCAGCAGGTTCTCCAGTTGAAGTAAATGGTTTAACTAACGGAGTATCTTATACTTTTACAGTTTATGGATTAACTGACTATGGAATTCAATCCGCATCTTCAGCTCCATCAAATGCAGTTACTCCATTTGCTCCACCAGTTTATCCTCCAGCTGGTACGCTCCTTGCAGCAAACCAGTGCAGTGGTTTTACTCTTTATAATCTACGTGCTGATGGTAGTGGTGGCACGTATAACGAAATACTAGAATATAACAGTCCAAGTTGTGGATATACTCCACCTCCAGTTGACTGCTCATTTAGCTGTAGCAACCCTACTGCTAATGGTTATGCCTTTAATGGTGTTACTTCAGTTAGTCCATCTACACTTGGACCACACACTTGCTTAAGTAATAATTGTTCTGGTTCATCAGGAGCAGGATACTCAAAAGCTGGTTGTCCAAACCAATTCTGTTGGAATGGAAACTGCACTGGATGTCCAGCACCACCACCACCGCCAGTACCAGGATGCACATCATGCACTGGAAGTTCAGCTGGAACAGAAGTTGTGAATAGTTTTTGTTCAGGTGGTTGCCGTTATTATACTAGAAGATACTACTGGAATGCTCCACTTTGTCAACCAAACCCATGTTCACCATGTGCTTGTCAACCATATAACGACGTAAATGAACAAGTTTGTTGTGCATGTTTTGGATGTTACTAGTAGTATAATATATAGTTTACGAAGGAGAAATCAAAATGACAGATATACCAGATAGTGAGAAAGTTTACTTTGCCGTTGTAGTAGATGGTGATGTGGCATATACAGAAATAATTTGGGCTAGGGCAGAAAACATGGTTGCTGCTTTAATGTCCAATCCTAAGATAATACCTATTCCAAATGAACTAAGAGGTTTAGTTGGAGAAGGCTGGACTTTTGATGGTGTTAAATTTGTACAACCAGAGGTTCAAGAGTGAACGCTTGGCAAGAATATAAGAAAAGATTAGGCAATACTAGACCATGGGATATGCTAGACCCAGATGTAGAGAAAGTTAGTGATGAGGAAGAAAGTGCTAGATATTCACTATGTCAAGATTGTCCAGAGTTTTTTAAACCAACTACCCAATGTAAGCAGTGTGGTTGTTTTATGAAAGTAAAAGTAAAATTAAAACAAGCTACCTGCCCAATAGGTAAGTGGTAATATGGAAAATTTTATCTATAATAATAAGAGGTAATATAAATGGCTTTTGACCCATCAATATTTGAACAGCAGCGTAGAGGTCTGCAGCAGGCATATTCGCAGGAAGCTGCCCTTAATGCCTATAGACGTTATCTGGCAGAAACTGCCGGCCAACGCCCAATTACCCAACTGCAGGAAGCGGCTTTTAAAACTACTTCTGGTGGTGGTTTAGGAGAAGTGCCAAAGCTTACTTCTTCTTATGGCAGGCGTGGGCTTCAAGGACAAGGTGTTAAATCAGGTCTTTATAATAGAGCATTAGGACAGTATGCTTCAGATAGAGCTAGAAGCCTAGGGTATGCTCAAACAGATTTGGCTAATCAACTAAGAGGCTATGACCTAGGTAAAGCTCAAGGTTTAGAAACCTATCAATCAGGTTTGGCTAATTTAGAATCAGATAAATCACGACAAATAGC